ATAACCACCTCTTCTTAGTTGTGGTTGATAATACATATTATCAGCAAGTCTTCTATAGAAGTCAAAGTTTTCATCTTCTTGAGGCATTCCTACTTCAGGAGTACCTCCTGTTTGCATTTCTTGATCAACTGGTTGATCATATCCTTTTCTAATAGCTCTCTCTTGTTGTCTTTCAACTTGTCTTTCTCCTTTATTAATTGCCATTCTAGATCTAAGTCCAAGATCACTATAATCACTTTCTTGTATTTGTTGATCCTGTTGACTTTGTGCAAACATAGGATGTTGACTAAGATCTACTGCTCCTGTTGAATTTACTAGGTAATAATCTGTCCATTCTTTTGGTCTACCTAAAATTCCTCTTTTACTTACATCAGACATAATAAGCGGAGCACCTTCCATTGAACCTTCATAATATGCATTAGATCCATAGTATGTAGGAAGACCCGCCTGTTGAGCATAACTACCTGTATAATCTAAAAGTCTATTGATAGGAATTAAATTATCTCTTAAAGTAGAATTTGTCATTCTTTGTCTATTTCTAATATCTTTTCTTTTAGGGCCACCTTTTCTAAATGACTCAACACTATTCATAGGTTGCTTAAAGATATCAGTAGACTGACTATACAAATTTAAATGATGCATTGGGTTTTCCAAATCTTGATCCTGTGCTGGAAAAGTCATTCCACCATCTTGATATTGACCCATATCCATAAAGTATGGATCATTTACATTTTTAGCTTCTTCTGGAAAGTCATTTCCACCATAAACAAATCTTGTCAAGTCCGGTAATGATGGGTCTACAAAACCTCCGTATTGCCCACCATATTCTGCCATTGCTAAATTAGCATTAGGATTCATTGTTCCTTCAGGAACTACATCTATAATACCGTCTTTTTCTGAATCAAACTTTAATTCATTTTTAATATTATTTTTAATCTCAGCATCCTTAGCTTGAAGTTCAGCAGGTAGTGTATTAGCTTGAGGATACATTACTCTGTATTTTTTAGGTCTACCAAAAATACCTGTCTCATATACATCAACTATTGGTGCTCTAAGAAGTTTTTTACAATTTCTTCATCACTTAATTGTGATGGATCTCCATAACCTCTATCTTGCCAATTTTTACTATATGTACCTTTTTTACCTTTGTATGATTCTTGGTTTACTAAAGCTTTTCTAGTAGCATCTGCAAATAGTTTAGCAGTAGCCGGATCCTTTAACGCAGTTTCCATTGCATAGTATCTACCTGCAACATCTGACTTGTTATTCCAACTAGTTGCATCTCCAGTGTATGAAGCAGGCGCTCTATATTCTGATTTCATTTCAACATAACTACCATCAGGTTTTAATGTGTAAATTTTTTGACCATCTTTTTGAGACTTTAGATATGCTTTTCTAAGAGCTAATTGATAGGCAGCCTCATCTGCATAGTCTGACCTTTTTACAATTTGTCCTTTTGGTGGTTCTCCTCCTACTGGATATGTTTCAAGTTCTCCACCATCTTCATAGAATTGACTTGTATCACCCATATAGTCCATAGGATTAGCGCCCATAGCCATTCCGTATTGAGCAAATGGCATATCATAGCCGCCCATGTCCATACCATAATCAGCCATAGATATACCACCATATTGTTGTTGTGGCCCTGTAGTACGTTCTGGTTCTGGTTCTGGATAAGCCTTAGTCCAAGCATCTATTTCTTCTTGTGACATGCTTTGCATTTCATTTGGAGAATTGTATAAATTATAAATAGGTAAGAGATCCTCTGGAATATATGGAATACTTGGTGCTACATAATTTGGATCAGTATTAAATGGAGTTCCATCAGGTTTTAATACAACAAAACCATCTTGAGCAAAAGGTAAATCATAGCCTCCCATTTGCATTCCATACATAGCCATTTGAGGCATCATTTGTTGTTGCTCTTGACCCATCATTTGCTGAGCCATCATTTCCTCATCCATCATAGCATCTTCTTCTGAAGCATAGATATCTTCAGGTATTGGTGCTTGTTGTTGCATTTGTGGCTGAATTGCATTACCAAGGATGGTGTCAGCAAACTGCTTAAGTTCGGCAGGAAGTTCAATTCCTTTACCAACAACTGAAGCGTACATTGTGGTAGCAAACTTAATTAATTCTATTTCTTTGTCTCCGTCATTCTTACTTCTGTTGACTGCAATCTTGCTTTCAGCCATCATCTGCTCCAGTTGTGCATCTCCTTGCGCTTTAGCGGCAGCTGATTCTTGCTGAATCTGTGCGTTCATCTGTGCGTTCTGTTGGGCAGTCTCTTGCGCTTCTTTCTTAGCCTTCTTCATACTCCTTGCTAAGTACAATTCAGCAAGCTTAACATCTTCAATGTTCTTTATTTTGAAGGCTTGCTCGTAAGTAATCATTCCAGCAGCAAGAGCAGTATTCATTAATTGGGACAATTCAGCTCGGCTCTGGTCGTCATTAATCATGTTAACCCTAACGTCAAAAGTCATGTCAAGAAGACTCATCTCGTAACCCTCAAACTCCTTAAATTTCTTAGCTTTTAGGACTATTGAATCCCAAAGCATCATAGAAATCTTCATTCCAGTCTCTTCAAGAAGATGTACGCAAGATTGATAGATGTACTCTGTTGCGTTATTAGAGGATTGAACCTGCTGCTGCATTACGCCAAGTCCAGTCTTTGCTGGTATTGATGAACCATCTCTGTATTCAGAAATACCCATCTCTTCCCTCATTCTCTCTAACTCAAAGTTATATTGAGAGACAAGCGTATTTAGCATTGAAACGTTCTGGTTGGAAGGCAACGGAGTAATGGGAGGAGCCTTTCTTTCTCCATCATCTCCAGTAGAGTCATAATACACCCTACCAGTCTGGTCCCAAATCTTCATCAGCTTCAGCGGCTCTACAGAATCTCCAAGCCCCAAGTCAACATCCCTTAATCCAGAAATGTCAATCATGTAGCCATCTGGCCTCATTGTAGCAATCAATTGCTGCATTTTAAGGCGAATCAAAACCATTTGCCTTATTGGGCCAAGCGCCCTTTCAATCATTGACGGAATTAGAGAACCTGTTGCGTTAGGGCTGATGACTGAATAAGAGAAAAATACATCAACTCCGTTCTGGTAAGGCCTAATTTGATTAGGACTAATTTCCCACTTCAGCATGATGTCGGTGTCGCATACCCAAATTCCTTGGTATATGTTCATCCTTTTTGTTTCAATAACCTCTCCCACAATGTCTTGTCCTTTAGGAGCTACTGGCTTGCCTTGTTTTGGGACAAGCAGCATATTCCCGAACTTGTTTTCAGTCTTTACCGAGTATTCTACGTCTACGCTTTTAACTTCAAAGTCAAAGATTAGAACGGAGTAATCGTCATAGGGGCGAATCTCTGTATGCCTATATGAGTCCTTCCAATACAGATTCTCGCTTCTTTTTAGTTCTCTTGAGGCCTTTTGAGCCAATTTGAACAAAGTTTCTTCGTCAACATTGTACTTGCGTCTAAGTACAGAAAGTTTCATTGGGTAGACTTCCCCAACGTATGAAATATCCCTACCGCTGTCAGACTCAAACACGTTATAAATCATGTTGTCTGGCTTCGGTATGCTGATTTTTATGTTGTCATTCGGGTCGTAACTAAGCTTAGTCCAAGCAAAGTTGCAGTCAATTAAATCCCTTAGAATCTTGCGCTTCATTACGGGATAGTCGTTGTTGTCCAGTACTTTCTTAATGCGTTGCTCAAACAATATTTCTTCTGGCAGCCTGTATTCCATGTCAAAATACAATGCCAAATCATCTTCGTCTTCTGGAATATACTTGTGGGTTTCTATTTTCTCGCCCATCTCGGCCTCAATCTGCATGATTTTTTCCTTATTTTCCATGCGGAACTTAGCTTCCTGCTTCTCTTCTTCCTTTGCGCCAAAATTTGTAGAAATACTTCTTGGTGGATTTATGAATAGGAAAGAGGTTCCTTCTGTTACTGCTGTTGACGACATGAGTACCAGCGCAAAGGAAGAAGAGAAGCAGGAAGCTAAGTTCCGCATGGAAAA